GGTAAGGATATGGCTATTCGTATGTTCGAGCATGGCGGCTCACATAAGATGACGGCCTCCGGGGAGATAGCCGCCGGGGACAATGTCTATGCGGCGGACGATGGCAAGGTGTCGGCCAGCGGGACATTACTGGTAGGGACGGCCCTGGATGCTGCCACGGGCGATGGCTCGGTGATAGAGGTCCTGCCGCACCTCGGCATACAGCAGTCCAGCTCTTCATCGTCAAGCTCATCGAGCAGCTCAGCGTAAAAGATATGAAATATGAAATTTTTTAGGAGATAAGATTATGGGAAAATATACAAATTCACCGATGACTTTTGTCTCCGGTGAGGCCATTGCAGTCGCTCTTAGGGTCAAGCTGGCATTGCGCGTGGCCTGGAAGGCCGATGACCACGATTACGGGGTCGGGACCTCTATTGAGGGGGTGGCCAGCGATAAGGACATAACTATTCGCAATTACAACCACGGCGGCTCTCATAAGATGACGGCCTCCGGAGAGATTGCGGCCGGGGACAATGTCTATGCAGCGGACGATGGCAAGATAGCGGCTACGGGGACATTGCTGATAGGGACGGCCCTGGATGCGGCCACGGGCGATGGCTCGGTTATTGAGGTATTGCCGCATTTGGGCAGGCAGCAGTCGTCAAGTTCGTCAAGTTCGTCAAGCTCATCTTCAAGCTCATCGAGCAGTTCGTCAAGCTCATCTTCAAGCTCTTCGAGCAGCTCTTCGAGCGCCTAAGAGAAGATAGTAAAATTCCCGGGACAAATTATCGTTACGGGGCAATGAAAAAGAACGCCTTATAGGCAATTTTTTTTAGGAGATTGATAAATGATTCAGAAATCGACACATGCGGTGCCCAGGGCGGATTTGGGAGTGGCCTTCCACGAGTATTCACCGCTAAGGGCCAGATATATCGCCGGCGATATCCTGCCCATACTAAATGTGGGCAAAGATGCGGCAACTATCAGTGTGACCAAGCGAAAGAACCTGACCATACCCCCGACCTCCCACGCCAACGGGGCGGCCTATAACAGGATAGAGCTGTATATGGATGACCTGGCCTACGCCTGCGTGGACCACGGCCTGGAAGGGCAGGTAACAGACAGGGACAGGGAAAAGTACGCCAATGACTTCGACGCCGAGCTGGAGAAGACGGCTGGTATTAAGATCAAGATGATGCTGGCCCGGGAGAAACGCATTAAGGACCTTATCTTCAATACGACCACCTGGGACAGTTCCGATGCAGACCTCTATACCAACAATTCAGCCAATCCATGGGACACGGTGGGGACGGGCATTATCGGGCAGGTGCGGGCGGCCAAGGAAAAGGTGAGGGCCAATACCGGGGTGCCGGCCGATTCGATGATAATCGGCGAGGCCACGATGAATAATATGCTCAATAACACCGAGATCAAGGCCAAATTTCCCGGTGCTACGGTCATTACCGAGGCCATGCTGCGGGGCCAGATGGGGGCCATACTGGGGATACAGAACCTCTTAGTGGGCCAGGCCTGCTATAACACGGCCGATGAGGGCCAGGATGCCTCCATGGGCGATGTGTGGCCGGATGATTACGCCATGGTAGCGGCCCTGGGCGCCGAGGGGATGCCCATGACAGAGCCGCAGCTGGGAAGGACCATCCTCTGGCAGAGCTATATCTCGGATATCGAGTTCGTCGAGAGCTACCGTGAAGAGCAGACCAAGTCGGATATTATCAGGGTCGAGCATTCGGTGGATGAGAAGGTATTCGATAAATATTTCGGGCACCTGATGCTGATTGACGGCTAAGTCAGAAGGCAGAAAATGGGCGATGCCTTCGATAAGACGCTGGAGCTATCGGCGGACAGCTTCTTTCTGCTGCCGGGTGCCGGGTACGTGACCTACTTTCCGGCTTCCGGGTTATCGCGAAGGATACAGGCGGTAATTGATAGGCCGGGTCCCGAGCGGACAGCGGAATTGGGCGGCGGCCGCCTGGTCAATGAGGTGCTGGTAAAGAATAATAGCAGCGATGGGATAGCATCCACCGAGGTCGATACCGGGGGCGATAAGATAAAGATGGCGCCCCGGGATGGGGCCAGACCGGTATTAATGAGGATTACCAGGATTATCAGCCAGGACGCCGGGATGATGAAATTGAAGGTGCAAAATTGACCCCGCTCAGGCAGAGCTTGCCCCCGCAATTCTCTGGCGGGGGCGGGGGCTAAAAAAGGAAATTAAATGCTTGAAATAAAATTCGATGAAGAGAAATTGAAGCAGGTGCAGAGGGTATTGAGGGACATTCCAAAGGCCCTGCCCAGGGTAATGAGCAGGGGGCTTAACCGCACGGCCACCTCGGCCAGGACACAGGTGTCACGTTTTCTATCCAAGCGAACAGGTTTGAAGGTTAAAGATGTTCGCAGTAGATTGTCCTTACAGAAAGCGAGCTATTCAAACTGGCGGTCGGCTATAGGGGTAAGCAGAAAAAGGGTGTCACTGAGTTTATTAGGGCCCAAACGAACAACCAGGGGTCTATCGGTCAAGCATAGAGGAAAAAGGGTCACTATTCGCAGTGCCTTTCCCGCGCTTAAAGGCTGGTTCATAAGGCAGGAAGAAGGGGTGGACTGGCCTGGAACTATCGGGGTCGAAGCGGCGTGGGGAATAGAATCGAAACAAGTAGGCCGATTACCGATCTCAAGAATTAAGGGGCCGATTTTATCCTGGGTATATGAAGGGGCAAAAGATGATGTTAATCGGATACAGGCCGAATCCGCGGCAAAACTGCAAAAGAACATACATGACCAGGTGAACCTGATTTTGAAAAGGAAGCTGCCGGCATGACTGCCTTATAGGCAGATAAATTATGAGTACGCCATTAGTAGAACAGATTGCGGTGAAGCTGGAGGAGGCCGTAAGCGCCATTACCGAGGCGGCGGGTTTCAATTACGACCTGACGGCGGTCAGGCCGAAAAGGATTCACTTAGAGGGTGAAATCAATAAAGATAAGACGGTAATCATCGAGCAGGAATCGGCGGTCAAGCACTCACAGTCATCGGATACTATTACATGGCGACAGGCCTTTACGCTGCAGGCCCTGGTAATCGACAGCGATACCGAGACCGAGAGTATCGATACCCGGCTCAATAAGATCAGGGCGGATATCGAGAAGCAGCTTACCAGCGAGACTTATCAGGACTGCGACGGCCTGGCCGACGGCATACTGCTAAAAGACCCGGAGAAGTTCCTTACAGAGGACTGCTCGGGGATAGCGGTCAATATCGATGTGCAATATACGACGAAATATAACGATCCATATACGCAAGTAAATTAAAAGGAGATAAAAAATGAGTATAGGACATGGAGCGACATTGACCGGCTCGACTACCGGAAATATCGGCAAGCTGACAAATGTGGACTGGTCGGGACTGGTGGCGGACGATATTGATGTAACTGATTTCGATTCACCGGACAACGTCAGGGTCTATGAGGGTGGATTGCTTGATGCCGGAGAGCTTACGGCGGATCTGCTTTATGATTCCACGCTGTTTAATACCATACTTGATGCGGTATTGGCACGAACGGTCGCATCATCATCGTCCAGCAGCTCCTCGAGCAGCTCTTCATCCAGCTCAACGTAAATATATTAGAGGGTCTAATAGGCTGGATGGACGGCCAACTATAAATTATGTGCCTTAAGGCACTGAGAAAGGAGAATATATGGATTGGGCGACTAAGGACAATTTCTTCAAGGCCAAGGTTCCTGTCGAAGAGATGGATGTCCCGACTATCGGAAGAGTGAAAGTGCACGGACTGGGATTAGGAGAGAAGGAGGACTGGGAGAAAAATTCGTTTAAGGTCAACGTGGAGAAAAATGACCTTACGATTTCCAATGCCGACGCCCAGCTCCTGATACTTACTGTCCATGACCAGCACGGCCGGCCGATTTTTGCCGAGGCGGATATGGGCAGGCTGAGGGTATTACCCGCCGTCTATGCCGAGCCGGTCATTGAGACGGCAAGGCGGCTGTCAGGTATCGGCAAGCAGGCGGTCAAGGACTTAGTAAAAAACTTACAGAAGGACCAGGGGCCCGAAGAGAAAGACAAAGGCACAGATTAGCAATGGCCATGGGCTGGACGGTCCCTGAGCTAAATGAGCGGATGAGCGCTTATGAGCTCGCCCAGAAGGAGATATTAGAGCAGATAGACCCCTGGGGTCCTAAACGGGGCGATTATAGGGCGGCTGTGATTGCCTGGGTAATGGCGAGCTGCTTTAGTAAGCGAACGCCGAAGTTTAAGAAATTTCTAAGAATGTTCGACTTTAGCGAAAAATACGAGCAAGCGGACGATGAGGTGGAGCAAATTTTTGGTCAGATACAATCAATAGGTAAATAATAATGGCATTGACGACACAGGTTGGTCTGGAGTTTATCGCCCGCAACAGGGCGAACGCCCAGATCAATTCGTTCAATAATAGCGTTCGCAGGATGGGAAGGCAGATGTTAGCTGTTGCTGGGGTGGGGGGAGGTATTTATGCAGTAACTCGCGGCTTGAGGTTTGCGATAAGTGAAGCTATCTCTTTTGAGAAGCAAATGGCAAAGGTCAGCACAATGCTTGATAAACAGTCTATGCAATATATGCCGGCCTATTCAAAGCAGATAAAAGATTTAGCTGAAAAATATGGTGAGAGCACGAAGACTTTATCGAAAGGGCTTTATGATATATTGAGCGCAACTATAGCTCCGAGAAAGGCAATGAAATTATTGGAGCTGACATTGCGTTCAGCTAAGGGAGGGTTCACGCAAACTGCCGTAGCTACAACGGCAACGGTTAGAATCCTAAAAGCTTACAATATGGAAGCTGAGCAGGCGGCGAGAGTCAATGATATTTTACATGCAACTGTAAGAAAAGGCATAATGGATTTTGAGGGGCTTGGCTCAAATATTGGTAGTGTAATAGGTCTGGCCGCATATCTCGATGTAGAGCTTGAAGCGGTTGGCGCATCATTGGCAAGTATGTCGAGAAGTCTCACAATTGATAAATCCGTTATAGCATTGAAGAACATCCTCAACCAATTCAAATATCCTACGGATGCAGCCAGAAAAGCAGCGGCAGAGCTCGGGTTTGCGTTAGATGAGACATCCATAAAAGGCAAAGGATTGGTAACAATAATACAGAAATTGAGTAAAGCCGAGGCCCGGCATCTTGAGGTTTTAATGCCGAGCTTGCGGGGCCTTGTGGGATTTGCCGGTCAATTGAAAAATGTCGCTGATGTTACTGAGAATTATAAATATATACTGGAATCTGCCGGTCTACAACAAGAGGCCTATGAAAAAGCAATAGACACAACAGATACAGCCGTTAATAAGCTATGGCAGAGTTTCAAATTGCTGGGTGCTGAAATAGGAAAAACAACACTTGTAGAAAAAGGGGCGGGTGCATTAGCTGAGTATTTTGCCGGTTTACGTAGAGAGATAAATTATTTGCAAGAGGATATACCCCGATTTCTTGAATTATGGAAAAGTCCCTGGACCACGGCAGCGGATTGGAAGAAATTTTTCACCCAACCATCGATACCAACTGGCCCGGTAGTTCCATCAGGACCAAAAGTCCCTAAATACGATTACATAACAACATTTCCTCCGCAAAAAAAACCCGAATTAGATTACCAGTTACCGGCATGGGTAG